TTAGCAGAAGAAATTTATAATTATTTAGAAGAAGTAAGAGATACTAAAGAATTTGTCATAAGGGAAAATCAAGATTTTATTAATTATTTGTTTGCTCATCAAATTATTATTCCAATTACTGAGGATTTTTTGAGATATCACAAAGATACCGAAAAATATGACCCAGAAAGTTTAGTTGAATCTGCTAATATTAAAGAACGTGATGCTACTAAAATTAAATATATTATATCTAAAATGAATAATGTCAGAAATTATTATTCTACACTATTAGATAAAAATCCAAAATTAAAACTGGAAACTGAAAAATTATTTTTCAAACCATTAGATCCTAAAATGGCTGTTTTATATAATGATGATGAAGAAATTAAAATTATTCAAAAACTTCAAATGTCTGAAAATGCTGCTGATTATGATTTGTTAGTAGATTTAGAAAATATCAGAAAATATTCTTATGTTAATTTTAAGAACATGTCAAAGGAAGGTATCAAATTACGTCCTCCTAAAACTATTCAAGCAATTCGTTCAACTAACCTTAAATATAAAGGGAATGAATCAAAAGCTCCTGTTGAACTCAGAATTGGTCATGATAATATTGATATGAATGTTATTGGTATAGCTTGGAATCCATCAAAGATACCTTTAGATTGTTTCGAAGCACGTGATTTAATTGATGTAAGAAAGAAATTAAATGAAGAAAATGGTTATAATGCTTTTGTAAAATTAATGGAGAAAACTTTTAATGAACCCAATAGAAAACTTTATTATTGGTTATTCGATAATTCCAAAGATAAACCAAAACTAGAATCATACGTAAATTATAGTGTGGATGATGCTCAGAAAAATATTAAAATTATGATTGAAGAAATTTACAAAAATTATATCAATATGATAAAAAATAAAATGGAAACATACATTAATAAAGTTAGTGAACTCAATATTTGGTCATTTGACAATATATTAAAGGGTTACACAAAAAAATATTTTGACATGAATTTAAGTCCCGAAATTAAAAATGAAATCATTGAAAAAGTATTGATTGATAAAATACTAGAACAAGAAATTATACCCGATGATGTTGATTCAATGATTCCTGGAAGGAGAGAAAAATTAATTGAATTACCTGTTTTAGAAATTAAAAAGGAAGATAAAAATATCATAGAATTAGGTGCAACTGAAATTGATGTTACTTTAGAAATGTCAAAGAGAAACTTACCTGTTTGCCAACATTATGTTAAGTGGAAGAACATCATGAAAATTTCTAAAAAATCAGATGAATTTAATCAAGCAGTCTTTGATTTTGTCAAACAATATGTTAAATTAAATGAACGTGGTGAATATATTTGCAAGAGTTGTAATGAAATTGCTCAAGTACAGAAATATGTTTTTGAAGGTACTTATGTAGAAGAATTAGATACTTTCCTTACTACCTCTATGGCTGTCAGTCAAAACCTGGAAGAAATGCCTAAATATGCTAAATATAAGAGAGCAATTAGAAACATAGAAAAGAATATTGAAAAGTTTGCTTATTCAATGGATATTATGGCTTATTTGGGTACAACCCCTGTTATTAGATTGAGACGTAAGATGGTTATTAAAGATGTTATTGATTTAATATTAATTCATACCGAATGGTTAAGAAAACAACCCAAAGATAGAATTGAACAATTTGGTAAAAAGTATGGTATTGGAAAAGACTACACAAACTTATTCTTCTTTGAATTGAAAGATGAAATTTTCTTAACCACATCTAATGAAACAGATTACTACAATTTAATCAAATATAACAATATTATGGCTTATTTAATTTTGATGATGATTATGGAACTCAATTCTGGACAAATTTTAAGCTTGAGAGAAGATAAGAAATATAATTATTTCTTTTACCAAAAAATAGGTCAAAATCTTTTCAATGATTTATTCCTTAGATTAAGTCAAAAAGAAAAAATCCCCTTGTCAAAATTACCTTTATTATCTTACATTTTGTATTACATGTCAGGAATCATGGTATCTAATAGATTATGGTTATATAATGATAACACAGTTGACACCAAAGATAAAGCATTGTATTTAATTAATTTACAAAAGACTGTAATTCATACTGTAGTAGATTTGATGAATTCTATTGTTGAAGCAAACTTTGAGGCTAATAAAAACTTTTTATACGAAATTGTTAATACCAGAATCTCAAATAAATTAAATCACACTTTCAATGATACTCAATTACTTAAACGTGTTGAAATAAACTCAATGAAAAATATTAAATTTGATGAAACAACAAAGAAAGTTACTTTCCTCACTAAAAAAATAGGTTTGGTTAATTTAGATTTGGAATTTAATGTTATTGAAAAATTAGACCAATCATGTGATGTATCTGTTAATAAATTACATAAAATACCTTTTGGTTCTGATGCAAATACTATTGATGTACTTACTAATTGTCCAGATGGTAAATTCCACGCATGGGCTTTTAAATCAGGTGATTTAGTTTGTAATTTATGTAATAAATCTTATAATGAATTAGTTAAATCAGTTGCAGCTACTACCACAGAAAAAGAATCCATGGAATATTTAGATAAAATTAAGTTAATTAATCTTAAAAAATTAACTAAAAAGTATTGTATTAGTGGTGATATTCATGATCCTGACCAAACCGGTAAATGTTCCAAATATGGGGTTAATGTTAATACTTTTGAAGCTTCAGATAAAGATTTGAAACAATTAGAAAAGAATTTACAAAATAAAACAAATGAATTATCAATCCAACAGATTAATAAAATGAGAGAATATAATGAAATGTTAAATGTAGAAGAAGTTAAATATAAGAAAATATTAAACAAATTATTAAAGAGATATGAAAAAGAAACTAATAATAAATTGGAAAATTATATTCATGCATTTGTTGATAGATTAAGTAAGATTTTGGGAGCTAAAATTAAAGTTAATGATAAAATCATATACTTGAAAGAAACAGTTTATATTATTGACCATGACTATTTTGGTAATCAAATGAAAGAACCCATCTATATATTGTCAACAGATGATAAGATTCAACTGGCTAATAAACATCCATCATTTAACAAAGATGTCTTGTTTTATAAAGATAAAGCCAATAAAGTTTATGTATATTATGATTCAATCACTATGCAATATTTAGGTTATTCAGAAGATAATAAAACAATTAAGAGAAATAGAAATAATGCATCTTTAAGAGTAGAGTTATCAATAAAGGACAGTTTGATTTATATGGGATATGAAAATCAATACTTTAATATTTATCATATTGATAAAGAATATCAAAAGAATTTACCAGAAAATTTAGGTTCAGAAACCAAGGATATAGTTTTAAGAATAATTAGAAATAGAATGAATAATTTAAAACAAGTTATTGCTAGAGCCCAATCTATTATTTATAATATCAGAAATAGTGGTCAAGTTACATCAATGTATAACTTGGAAGAAAAAGAAATTGTCAATGAGTTTACTAAAAAATTAAAGAAATTTAATGTTAAAGATGAAACTGGACACAACAATATTTTCAAACATCATAGATATATCAATCATAAATTACCTGTTAGTTACAATATTCCAGAAAATATTAATATTCAGTTGAATAAAAACTATATTGATGTATCAAATATTAATTCACTAGCTAATTCTGATGCCAAATTAATCTTTTATTTAGTCTTTAATTTTAATAGATTACTAGATTATAACAAACAACCTGTTATAGAATCAGAATTAGCACATTTATTAATTAAAATAATTAGGTATTTATTCAATTTATACTATAGACCATATTCTAATTACAACGTTAGAAAATTCGACTTTTTATTAATTAATGAGACCCCATATATCGATGAAACTCTTAAAGTTGTTGGTCATTATCAAGAATTATTAACTCAACAAGAAATAGATGATCCAAATAAAAAGGATGAAGCTTATTCAGCACAAGAAGCATTTGACTCTTTAGATATTGATGATTATGATAAAGATGATGATGTTGATGGAGCAGCAGAGGCTTTGGATGGTTATGAATAAAAGAATTTAAGAATAAAATTATAAATAAAATATAAGTTTTCTATATTTTATATATATTGAATGGAAAAGTTTAATACTATAGTTAATGATAATTTAAGTTGGGTTCATTCAAATAAAATAATTTTTTCTTTAATATCATTAATACTGGCTATTTATTTTATTCAAGCCCGTCCAAAATTACCCACATATGTTGAAAAAGTATTTGAAAATGTATTTTTTAGATATGTTGTGATTGCATTTATTATCTATCAAGCAAATAAAGATTTCCAATTATCACTTATGATTTCAGCTGCATTTTTAATAACAATGCATATGATTAATAAACAAAGTGTAGAAAATTATGGTAATGGTGGTGCTGGTGGATTATTTACACAACGCCAACCAAAAGATGGAATAAAAGGAATACCACCTAATCAAATAATAATTAATTTACCACCAACAAATTAAAAATTTATTATGATAAAATTATAATAATATAAATTATTTTCTATTTTAATTTATATTATGGAACAGTTTAATTCTATTGTTAATGAAAACCTTGGTTGGGTTCATTCTAATAAAATTGTTTACTCAATAATTTCTTTGATATTAGCAATTTATTTCATCCAAGCTCGTCCCAAATTACCTTCTTACATTGAAAAAGTATTTGAAAATTCTGTTTTTAGATTTTTAGTAATTTCTTTCATCGTTTATCAATCAAATAAAGACCCTCAATTATCTATAATAATAGCTGCAGCATTTTTAATCACAATGCATATGATTAATAAGAATGTAGTAGAAAACATACAATTTTCACCTGGTATGAAACCAATAAACATAGAAATACCAAAAGAACAAACTTTTGCAGGTTATTTAAATATACCATTAAATCTTAAAATTGGTACTAACAGACTTGGAGGAGAACTAGGTTGTCCTCCTTTATGTATCGGTTCCAAACCAAAACAACCAGACCAACCAAAACAACCAGACCAACCAAAACAACCAAAACAATAAACTAAATCATCAAAATAAATAATTCAAATATTTAATTATTATATTATGTTCGTATTAGTTATTCAAAAAATTAATATCTAAGTAATAAAAATACATAAATATTATGAAAATGATAAACAAAATACTTATTTTAATAATCATCATCTTCTTAATTAACCATTTGACTAATGGCAAAATTATGGAAACTTTAAAAAAGTACCTAACCTTTTGTCGGACAAAATTAGAGAATTTTATGGGAAGCTCTAATGCAGAAATTCCATTAATAACTGAAAAACCTAAAGACCTAGTTATATTAAATCCGAATGACTTTCAAAGTCAAGATGAAGATTTATATTTGCTATATCGTTTTGTAAATAATATGGTTATGCCTAATATTAATATATATGAAATAGTAAATTCAAAATCTAAAAAGATGCCAGCAGATGAAACTTTAATAAATGAGATTTCAAGTCAAATCAAAAAAATATTTAATTCTAATGGATACAAATTTGAAAATATTAAAATATTAGGACCATTAAATTATTATCAGTGTTTTAGGGGGAAATATATTGAAAAATTTTATTTTAGTTCAGATATTAGTCATTTGGGTAAAAAAATAGGTCCTATGGTTATTGGAATTGAAACATTTTTAAGAGAAGATGAAACTAGTGATAACAAAATAGTTAAATTTTTATCAATTATTAATGTAGAATTAGGAAAGAAAATGAATCCTTTCAATAATTTAAATGAAACTAAAATGGATAAAAATATTGAAATTAATTATGTACCAGACCAAAATTATCAACCTTCACAAGCAGAAATAGATGCATTAGAACAAGCAAAAAAAATGTCAGTTAAATTGAATGATTCATTTAATAATTTTGCTCCTAGAGATGATATGGATGACTTATTTATCAAACCAAAAAATAATGTAATTGGAGAACAAAACTATGATGTAAATAGTGAAGATAGTTTAATACCTAGTAATATTGAATTTTCTTATGAACCACCATCAATAACACAAACTAGTAATAATTAATATTTAATTCATTTAATTAAAAATAATTAATTTTTAATTAAAAGGTCTTAATTTTTTCTCATTACTTTAAAGAAGGGATCATTCTTTAAAAGTTCATCAGGGGTTAAATATTCATCATTTACCAATATTCTTCCTCTATCCGACACTAATTTACCAGATTGGAATTTTTCAGGTACTACCCTTTTAACAAATTCTTTAACTTTATCGGGAATTTCATCCGCAGTCCAAAATTCTGGGAAAAATCCTTTTCTAGTTAACGTATTAAGAAAATAGTGAATATCATAATATCTATTTTGTTCAGGACTAATATTAATTTTTTTAGTCCAATCAGCCTTAACTTTGGAATTATCAACTATTCCTGGAATACATGCAAAATCAAAATCCCATAGTTTAATTTGGAATCCAATATTTGGAACCACATATGTTTGATTATTAATTTTATATAAATATTTTTTACTATTCTGGTCAACATCAATATTATGTATCAAAATATTGTTTGCCTTCATATCATTATGTCTAAAACTTGGATATTTAGAATGAATAACAGCTAAAACTGATAAGATTTGAAACAAAATTGTTCTCCAATGTTTTGTTTTCATTATTTTATAATTTTTTCTAATATAATCTAACAAATCACCACCATTAGCCCATTCGCTTACTAAAATTGATACATTTTGATAATATTCTCCGTTTTCATATCTTTCAACAAATTGTTCAAACTTTTTGTTATTCACAATATTTGATTTAGTTAAATTAAGAAATGGTTTGATACTAGTATTAAAAGTTGTCATTGGTAAAACAATGTGTGGAGATTGTTTATTAATAACAAAATATGATAATAATCTAATCATTAGTAATTCGGTATTTTCAGGTCTTTTAATATTATACATATCACCATAATTTTCTTTTTTGGGATAGGCAACAATTTTGACTGCATAAGGTTGTCTATTTTCATCATTTGGAGGAGGATGTACTCCTTTAAAAGTATGTCCTGTTGAACCACTTTTAATATATAATAATTTACCTCCCAACTCACTTATTGCTTTTCCAAATTCTATATATTTTTTAGGAAGTAATTCTCTAATATCTTCGGTATTATTTGGATATTCAAAAGAGTCTGTAGAATTTTTAAAATCAATGATAGATTCTATATTACTTTTTGGTCTATTAACAATTTCTTGAATAGTTTGAATTCTCTCGGGAATTAAATTAAAATTCTTTTTACTATTTTCAGGTTTATTATTTGATTTTTCCATTAATTAATTTATATTATATTTTTTTATTTAATTAACCTTATGATTTTTTAAATCAATTTAAATCAAATAAAAAAGCAGCTTAAAATTCAAAATATTTCTTAAAATTATTTCTTTCGTTTTCGTCTTCTTTTAATTCGTCTTTGTATTTGAAATAATAATATTTAATTAATTCAATATCTAATGGAGGTAATTTAGGGATTGCCATCCAATATTTCTTTTTATTAATAAAGTCTTGTTCAAATTCTTGTGGATACATGAAAGCCAATGATGACTTGTGATTTAATACCAATTTTCTTAAACTTACTGGTAATAAATAATTAGACTGAGGTGGTAAAACTGCTAATAACTGCATGAACGGCTTAATTGGTTTACCAAGTTCAAACTTCATTTTATTAATATTTATTTTATCTATATATTTGGCTATATCAGATATAAACGGTGGATGATCGAAAGGAAAATACCATTCCCATGATGGACAATCATCAAAATAATATTGTGTAACCCATTTTATACCAATCAAATAATGTTTCACCAAAGTTTGACTAAAATCTTCTAAATCATCTTTCTGAACTCCCCAATAATGATTGTAATATCTAAGTCTCCATTCATCTGGTGTATCAGAACCCAATTGTATAGGGTCGTTTATTTTGAATTGTAGATTTTCTATTCTGAACATTTCTTTTTCATATTCACCTCCATCGCATGTCATTCTTCTTTTACCTTTGGCAAAATTTTCCCTTAATATACCCTCTTCCTTAGAAGCTAGTTTATTAATAAATCTGGATAGGAAATCTGTATTGACCTTATTCAAACTATTTCCTTGTAATGCATTTTTATCTTTGAGCAAATAATCAATTTTATTATTTTCAATAATTAATTCATTTAAAGTTTCTGAATATTCAATAATTAAATTTTCAATACCATCTTGGTGAATATCAAGTGATGGAATATGTGGTAAAAAGTCATTACCCAGTAAATAACACATGAAAATAAAATCATTAACTATTCTTGATTCATCTAAATTATCAAAACCGTACAGATTTTCATTTTTTTTGGTAGAATCTACATCCATTTTATCTACATTCAACAATCCATCTGCACACTCAAGCAAATACGATTTGATTGTGTTTACAATTGATTTTTTCATAATTTTAATACTCACATAATTTAATACTTCTTTGGATTCATTTTTATTAATTTCATTTGCTTCTCTTAACAAATAAATTTTATTTGATTCTGTTGATAATGCCAAGAAAATTAAATCGGCATCTAGCCCATATATAACATACGACATATCATTTAATTTAGAATCTTGGTCTTTTTGATTTTTCCTAATAAATTGTAGTAATTTATGTTCTCCTTCTGCTGGTGTGAAACAAGATGAATAAATAATCTTTCTTTGTGACTGTTTAGCCCATGCTAATAATGATTGATGTAGCTTAACCATAAAAACTGTTCCAGGGGTTACTGCATTATTATTCCAGTAATTACTTAGAGGTTTAGAATGTTTGGTTTTAATTTTATCCCATAAGATTTTATCTGCAACAGATTTAAATCGTCTAGACCTTTGTTGTTTAATTTTAGCTACAGGTGCAACTCCATCAATTGCTAAGTAAACACCTTTTTTTGGATCCACATAATCTATTAATTTATTTAGATATTCCAAAACATTTTTAATCATTTTACTTTCCAGTTTTTCATTGTCAGTTAAATCAGGGTTTTCTGCAACTGTTTTAAAACAGACTGGATGAATGAGACAATTGGCATCAATCAAAAACCAATCCATCGAATTAATTTCATTAGAAATCATTTGATTATACTCATTTAATTTTATAATTTTTTCTATTTTATCAGGTTCGGGTTTCTTTTTAGAATTTAACAATTCATTAATATCTGTAATTGTTAATTTTTCTTTTTGAAAAATAAAACCTTCCTTTTTATAATTCGTCATTAACCATAAGAAAAATCCAGGTACTCCCATATTATATTTGTTTAAATATACTATTAAATTACTTTTTAAATACTTAATTTTCATTTTTTATTGTAATCATTTTCGATATCACTAATATTATCAGATAAACTTATTTGAACAGATTTATCTGCATTATCTTTTTCTAATAATGATTCTAAAGTTTGGGTTTGTTTATCATTATTATCCAAATCAACACTTTTTTCGATTTCAATAATTTTTTCACTATTAACATTAAAATCAATTTTAAATTTTGAATAAGTTGCCTTTAAAATATTTGATATCATGTTGGTATAAATATATATATCTATTTCTTGGTCCAAATCTAAATTATTCAATACTAATTCAATTCTTAAGATATTACTTCCTGAATCCTTATCTTTTAATATTGTATAATGGGTAAAATATTTGGTTTCTGATACATTATTAGTAGATTCGGTATCATTAAAAAATAATATACTGAATTTAGATGAATGACATTTAAATATATTACTTGCACCATGATATATTTCTTCCTCAATCCAATGATTTTCATCAATTTGTTTCTTTAATATAAATTTAATAATATCAGCAGAAAATACATTTCTATATTCGATATTTTTTAAATAATAAATTACATATGATGGTTTAATTTTATTACTTAATGGAATGTCTATTAAATAGAAGTTTAAATTAGAAATATTTCTTGCAATTTTAACATTGAAATTATTTATTTTTTTAAAATTTTTAAAAGGATTTTCTTTCCAATTTTGGTTTCTAGATTTTTCAAAAAATTTGTATATGGTATAAATTTTGGGTGATAAAACAATTTGATCTGACATATACTATAAATAATATAAAAAAAATGAAATTACTTAAAATTATATATTTAGATTACCATGATAATGGAACCAATACTTCGCTCTCCCATTTGTGGAATCTTCGGTCACGTTGATTCCGGAAAAACCAGTTTCTTATCATGTCTCAGGTCATTTGAATCTGTTGAAGCTGGTGGTATTACCCAAAATGTTTCTTCCATTTTTATTTCTATTGATAAAATTAAACAGTTATGTAAGAAAATTATTGATTTTAAAGAAGTTTTACAAGCTAATAGAAATGTTGGAAAACCAATTCAAGAAGCTATTATATCTATACCAGGAGTTTTATTCATGGATACTCCAGGCCACGAAGCATTTAAAAATTTTAGACAAAAAGCATCAGATATATGTGATTTAGGTATTGTTATTGTTGATATAGAAAAAGGTATCGAAAATCAAACAATTGAATCTATTAAAATGTTACAACTTAAAAAAGTACCATTCATTATTGTATTAACTAAATTAGATAAAGTAGTTGGTTGGAATTCAATAGATACAACTAATTTAAGAGAATCTTTGAAAAATCAAAATGAAGAAACTATTAACATGTTGAATGCTCATTTAGAAGATGTAAAATTTGAGTTAGAAAAGAATGAGATAAAAGCAGAATTTTATTTCAAAAATAAAACTCCTGGTAAAGTTTATTCAATCATTCCTGTATCTAATAAATCCAAGGAAGGATTCAATGATTTGATTAATTTTCTTGTATTTATTGTACAAAATTTTATGAATAAAAAATTAAACATTCAAGATAAACCAAAAATGTTTGTATTTGACCATTCATTTGATAAAAATTTAGGTTGGATTTGTAACGTAATTTTAGCAAATGGTACTGTTAGAAATGGAGACAAAATTGTTATTCAAACTCCAAATGGACCTGTTAAAAGTGTTATAAGAAACATAGTTGGACTTAAAATTAATAAAGGAACTTATGAAAGAAAATTTATTACCTCACAAACTGCATCCGATTTTATTCAATTATTTGCACCTAATTTAGAAAATGTAATTGATTCAACATTTATTCACACTTATTCTGATGAAAAAGAATATGAGGAAATTATTAAACTATTTAATAAAATAGAAGAAAAAAAATCTTTCCTAGAATCAATAAAAAATTCAAATAAGGGATTCCAACTAATTTCTAGTACTGAAGGAGAATTTGAAGCAGGATATCAAGTACTTAAAGATAATCAAGTGGAAATTGTAGATGGATTTGTTGGACCTTTAACAGAAAAAGTGATTGACCAATTTGAAATTAATGCTAATAGAATTCAAAAACAAAATTGTTTAGAAGATTTAGATGAATATAGAATTTTATTGTATTATACTAATGTAACTAATAAAGTTTCTAACTTTAATGATTTGGTCGAATATGCTAAGAAAAAACAAGTTCAAATTATTTATGGGGATGTAATTTACCAATTGATTGAACAATTTAATAAATGTAAAAATGATTTGGTTATGCTTAGAAAAACTCAATATAAAAAAGATGGTGTAGTACAATTACCTGTTGAGCTTAAATTACTCAAAAACTTTATTTTCATGAAAGGAGGTAGTTCTGAAATATTATGTGGATTTAAAGTAATAGGTGGTCAAGTAAATGTTGGATGTGAAATAATTGGATTTAATTCATCTGATGGTTCTAAATATAATTTAGGTAAAATTATCAAAATTGAGAAAAACCATAAGGAAATTACTAATGGCAATAAAAACGAAGAAATTTGTATAAAATTCTCAAATCCAGAACATTTAATAGTAGGTAAACATATAACACCAGATACAAAATTTTATTCTAACATAACAAGACCTGGATTAGAAATTTTAAAAAGAGATTTTAGAACTGATTTGAATAAAGAAGATTGGATTTTAACTGGGCTTATTGTTAAAAATCTTAATATCTAAAAAATTGAAAAAATTTATTTTATTATTTATAATTCATATAATATAATGTCTATATGTTCTTCATGTTCAATTAATTGTCAATTACCTACTGATGAATATCCAAATCCAAGAAATATCGCTGTAAATAAAAATGGGATTATAATGTGTATTCCATGTGCAGATGTTATTGATTCATTTGGTGATGATTCAAGACCTGTTTTAAAACCTGTTTTACAGACCAAACCAATACCTCAACAAATGACCGAGAAGAAGTCATCAGCTATTACTTATATCAATTGTAAAAATTGTCAAATAAAATTTACTGGTGCAAAATGTCAATGTGGTTATAAAAATCCTCTTTATAGAACCAAATAAAATTACGTTTTTTTATTTATAATTATATAAATGATTATAATATGGAAAATAATATTTTAGATATTAAAAAAGCAGGTCAAGAAATTAATCAAATTAAATATCCATTAGTTTTTTTATTTGAATTAATTTCAAACATGGAATCATTTAATGATGAAAATTTTAGTATAATTTTAAGATTGTTTTTAAAATCTCATACAAATGTTGGATTAGAGTTTAATTTAAAAAAATTGTTCAGAAAAGAATTATCTAATTGGATTATGTCATGGAATGTATTAAATGATTTTTATAAATTATTAAACAAAAAAATTTCACTAATTTTCATACTTAAAAAATGGCATTTGGTTTATGAAAATAATGAATTTTGGTCTCTAGATATAATTGACCAAAATGAATATTTGTTTAATGTTAAAAATAGATTTTTGAGTGTGTATGACTGTGCCAAAGGCGGAATACCATTACATAATAAAGTGATAATGTTATTAAAAGATTCGAAAGTCAATAGAGATATTGTATTAGAAACAATCATAGATAGACTTAAAATAGTTTTAGAAATGTTTGGTACTAAATTATTTCAGTCTCTTGAGATACCATTAATAACTATGGGAGATTTTTATAAATTATCCAACGAAAATCTGATTAAATATCTGTTAGTAATTTGGGAAAAATTTAATGAATTATTAAATCAAACAATAAAATTATTTGATTCTTATAATTTAGTTTGTATTCAACTTGATAACCTGTTAAATCCTATAATTATTAATATTAATACCTCAAACATTGATTCTGAAACTGAAGCAGATGATATTCATTTATTAAGTAAATAACTAAATATTAAATAATAATTTAGCTTCACCTTTATGTACCACAAACAAATCATAGTTTTTAGAAATAAATTTTAAGGTAATTGAATTTTTACTAGTGATTATATTTGTTGATTTATAAAGTGTTTTTAATAAGTTTAAATGTTCAATTAAAAAATTCTTATTAAAATCTACCTTGTACTGTTTTCCTTTTATTTGACGCAAATTTATTGTTCCAGATGGTTGGGTTTCTTCTGGATATAAACAAAAAGACTTGTAATAAACTCCATCTGGTAATATATTATTGAGATATTTATACGAATTCATATATGTCCAATAATTAAAATCAACATTATTAAAAATAGCATCCAACTGATTAAAGGTTAACTTTTGTCGATTAATTGGATAGGCTGAAAAGTATTTATATGTGTCAAATAATAGACTGGTATTTGGTCCATATTCTGAAATTCCATCAAGATAAATTTGGGGTTGAATATACCACATAATTTCTTTTGATGGATTATTAAAGGATAATTCACAGTCAAAATAATCTTGATTTCTAATTGTAAAAATATCTTGATTTAAAACTTCAACCACATATTCAAGTTTAGAATTGGCAAATTTAGCTCTTTCAACATCATCAAAATAAACATATTCAGCTACTAATTTAATATTTGGATTATTAATTAAACTATAATATAAGTTAAAATTAATAAATGGATAGTATGATCCAACTTTGTATGCTAAAGATGAATATAATGGGTCTTTAATATTAATCATAAATCCTATCCATTGATTTTTATTAATTAAATATTGTTTATTTAGTCCATTACTACCATTTAAGGTTTCTATCTCTTGTAATGTCATATTAGGATTTAGGATTTTAGTTATTTGGTTTAATGTATATTCGGTACCATTATTGACCAAGATGGTATTGATTTCACTATCTGTTAAATCTGGAAACTGAATTTTTAATAATTCATTATTGATAAATTCACAAAAATATGTTATACTTTTATCAATGGTATTATATTTATAAGTATCGTAAATTAAATTTTTATTTAAAATGTAACCATCTGAATTATCATTAGGAACATTATCTATTGTAATCAATACTAATTCATCATATAATTTAGCATAATTTTCAAAACAAATAATGTTTGATATATCACTAACTTTGGCATTAATGACAATTTCAGAATATTGTAAAGAAACCAGGGGTAAACTAGAACCTGCATCTTTATTAAACCAAAAAATTAATGGTACCAAAATTTTACTATTACCTTTAGGTTGATTATTAAACTCGTTTAGATTGGGAGTATGTCCAATCATTTCTAAATAATTAGGCATATTATCAGAATTTATTTTATGCATTTGATTAATGTGCAATATATCTTTATAATAAGTACTTACTTCTAAACCACCAATTTCCAATCTAACAAAGTCAAAAAAATTGTGACCTAAATAATCCGCATAATTAAAACTAATTTGATTATCTTTTGATTTTTCATTAATTCTTCTATCATATTCCACTTTTTTATTATTATAATAATTTAAATATTCTACCATCGTATTATACATTTGATTAATTTGATTGATAATTTCTAGTCTTGAAATTTGGTTATTTTTTGGTGGGTCATCATTTGTTATAATTTTATTAATACTAGAAATATATCCAGAAATATTTATACTTTGAAAAACATAATAATCAATTTTATTTTTATATAAATCTTTAGTTGTTTTATTAATTAGGTTATACATTGTGACTTCATCTTTTAGAGAGTTTATAGATACATTTTCTGTTTGTAGAATATTATATAAATTTCGATATAATGGAATTTCCAAATCCACAAACCCTTTTAAATTATCATAATAATTTTTCCATTCAGTCATTGCTTGAGTGAGATTTGCTATATCAGTTTGTTTTTTCCTAATATAATCTTTATTGGTTATGTATGAATCTGAAAAAGACAATAATGGTAAATCTATTTCCAAATAACATCTGTGTATAGCATCACCGTTATTCAAAATAAATGTTACCATATTATTAAATTCAGCAGGTTGTTCTGGATTAATTTCCTTTAATTCTAATGAAAAGTTTGTGTGTCTTCTAAATACTTTTTTAAAAAATGTAATTTCCGGATTAATAGTAAGATAAATATCTTGTTTACCTGATGTTACAATTTGAAGTAATCCTCCTGTCATTTATTAGTTTAATAATATCTAGGTTTTAAATTAATATAAATAAATTTTTTAATTTATATTAATTTTTCATTTGTTTGGAATTTAATATTAATCCAAAATTATCTTGCGAATATCCAAATCTTCTGGCAAAAATATGATAGACAAATACACCAGACAACATTCCTAGATATGAAATTAGTCTATCATTTTTAACTGTACCATCCATAACAATATAAGCTAATAAATAACCAAATGAAATTTTAAGAAGGTCCCCAGTTAAAAATCTATTTTCGCCATTAAATTTAAAAATGTATTTGTTTAAAAAGTTATATGCTATAAAACCAGTTATAACTAAACCAGCTTCTTCAATCCAATCTAAATTATTAAAATTTATTCTATCAGTTTCAATATAATTTATAACTAAATGTTGGATAATAAATACAGTAGCAAATCTGACAAAATCATATATTGATCTTTTTATAGCTTTATTTTTTGTATCGATATTTTTAATAATATATAAACTAATATTACTAGTAATGAGGCCATGAATAAAAAATCCAAACAATGTCCCTAAAGAAAGATTAATCCAATGTTCTGAAAATAATGGTTGACTTGTAAATAAATGTTGGAAAATATTCAATATCAAAATAACAGACCCACTAAGAATGATGTCAGACTTGGTAATCAGTAAATCTATTGATGATATCATTAATGAAAACAAGAAAATATCTGTATAATTGTAAAAAAATATTTAGAAACATAGTGAGTTTATTTAAATATAAGAATCTTTATAAATTATAATATGAAATTTTTTGACTATAAGTTTTTAATTTTGTTAGGTTTAACTTTGGTTGTTTATTTTATTTATAGAGAAGTAGAATATTTAAGAAGTAAAATTGATAAATTAGAAGGAGAGTTTAAGAAGAATAATTCCATTTGTTTGGAAGAAACAAATATATTAGAAGATAAAACAACAAATGATTCAAATAAAGTTGAATTACCCGTAGCAACCAACAAAAAGCCTGTATTGGAATTACCAAAACCTCCTATGCAAAAAGTTGAAGATAAAAATGAACCATCGCCAAAAGTTATTACTGACTTGACTGTTCCTCCAAAATCCCCACCCAAAATAATTTCTATTGGATTGGAATCCACATCTATTGTTCAAACTACTGTTACTAATAACAATACCAACAAAGATCTACAACCCGGTATTAAAGTGAATCCATTTCAACTTATTAATGAAATTACCAATCAAACAGAAAATGATTCTGATAACGATGAATCTGAATCATCAGAGAGTTCCAAACATTTGGCAATTTATTCAAATGATAATGAACAAGAAGATGAGACGCAAAATTCTTTATTAGAAAGTGTTGAGGCTAATAAAAAAGAAATGACTTTTCAATATGATAATCAAATGGCAAATATTACCAAGACCGTTGATGATATTATCAATTCAATGACAACAGATGATGAAGAAATTAAAATTGGTAAATCTGAAGAAAAAAATAAGGTATCTCCAGATAAAACCCAGTCAGATAAAGAATCTGAAGGTTATAATGAAGAAAAGTTGAATGATATGAAATTACCCGATATTAAGAAAATTGCTGAAAAAATGAAAATTACAATAACAAAGAAAGTGAATGGTCAACAAAAACCTAAAAATAAACAAGAATTAATTAATGAAATTATAAAAAAATAATTTAATAAATAATTGGAAAAAATATCTAATTAAATATATATAATATGGACAATCGTTATTTTAATTACAAGTGCCCTCCATTAATGAGTGATGCTAGATTTATTACTAATTATATGGAAAGTCGTGTTTTTGAACAATATGTTCGTAACATAAATAAATTAGATTCTGCTCAAGATTACAAAAACTTTTTACAAAATAATGCCGAATCTATTATGGAAAAGGAAAGAAACTTTGCTGAATCTAACAATAAATGCACCTTAGACGAAGCTTGCCCTGCTATTGCCAAGTATCCTCAAGATATTAGTATTAATGGAGTCTCACAATTAGGATGTGCTAGACGCCCTCAATAATTAATATATAGAAATAAATTTTCATAAATTTAGTTTAATATAAAATAAAAATTTTATCACTTCTATTAATATAATAAATATGAATAAATTTGATAAACCATTTACTTATATTCCAACATATGATCCTAAGAAGGGATTAGAGTTATTTAATATAGTATCTAATTTAGACACACATGAATTATTACAATTTTCTTTAGTAAATCAAATACCTTTAGATTTTACCAATAATGATGGAGAATGTTTAATTCATCATGTTATAAATATTGATTCTAGAAAGGCATCTGAACATGCTAAATTAAATGTTATTAAATTTTTAGTTCAAAACAAAGTAAATCCTGACCAACCCAATAAAAATAACCAGACACCATTACATTTAGCATGTGGATTACAATTACCCTTAATTGTCGAATATTTATTGAGTATTGGGGTAAATCCTAATTATCAAGATAATATGGGATTAACACCATTTCACTACTTGTTAACTGGGTATATTAAAAACACAGATTCATCATCTGATGTTTTAGATTTTGTTCCCCCACCAAAAAAAGTCGATACAAGAAATGTTGAACAACTCAAAGATTTCAAAACTAGATTATGGAACTTAATAAATGACCCATCATTTAAAGATAATATGCCAATGCTTGAAACAATAAATAAAACAGTAGATTCTATTTTAACTGAAGATGATGACATAGCAAAAAGACAAATCGAAACTAAAAATTTAATTGTAAAATTGGCTACTCAAACAACTTCAGCTGACCCATTACCTGAAATCAAACAAACTATTGGAATTTCAAAAAAGGTCATTACTGATAAAATCCTAAAATTATTTAATAATTTAGAAGACCTCAAAAATTTGGAAATCCATAATAAAGAACCTGATTTATCATGGTCACCATTTAACGACCCAACCCAAGCTTTAATTAAAAATGGTAATACCAAAAAAGTTATTAAAAAAGAAATGACCTCAATTAGAAATTCAATTGTCACTGCTTGTAATAAATTTAAGGTAAATCCATCAATGAATATTCCATATTTTAAAGAATTATTGCTTGATGAAATTATTATGTATTTAAAATCTCAAAATGCACTTGCTTTGGGTCCAGGTCGTGCTATTGCTGCTAATACAAATTATAGTGGTAATTATGACCCAAACTCAGCAATCTCATTAAATCAACTTTTTGATGTTTTTAAGTCTGATTTAGCTGTTGATTATGCATCTGACATTATTGATTTCGAGTATAAAAAGTTTTTCGGTGGTTCTAGAGAATACGAAATTAAATATCCAGGTACTGGTAGTGACAAAGATATTTGGGATGAGTTAGTTAATGACGTTTTAGATAATAATAAAGATTGGAATGATAATCATGGAAGACTTTTATGGTTACTTGGTGCACCAATAATAAAGCCATCTATTTTAAATCAAGATATTAGCACCCTTGATAAGTTGTGTGTGTTAATTGATAGACATCAAGGTGGACCTACTCAAGCATTACAAGATATGCATGTAAATGGTAATTGGTTTGCACATTCTACCCATGCAATAGGTGCTTTTAATCCTCATACCGGTCCTACTGACCAATTAATAACAGATATGAAAATGTATTTGATTTTAGCATATACTGCTATAACCGATCCATTAAAAATGTCTAATTTAGGATTGATAACAGAGGTCTATAATATTTGTGCTGACTTAAAAGTTGATACTGTTTTACCAGGTCCAAATCCAAATCCTTTTTTCAATAATCAATTTGCCATAAAATGGCATTCAATTTATATGAAAGGTAATGTTAATATTGGTTCATGGATATTTGGTATGTGGACTGATTTAATGTGCAAATTTTCTGACTCTAACTTGAGATGTAAAATTCCTTCCAGATTATTAATGTTAATAGCAGGTTTAGAAAATAGAGGTTCAGATTTATTACAAAGTATAATAAATTCATACAAACCCTTAATTTTACCTTGGATTAAAAGTAGAAATGGTATATCTGCAAACACTACTTCTGATTCTGTCAACCAAGGAGCTATAATGACATCATGGATTTTAACTTTGCTTAATGATAACATTACTTCAAAATTTTTAACTGATATAACTACCAATGGTAAAACAATTGATTCTTTAACAATTGATGGTGAATTAAAAAATTTAGGTAAATTAGTTAATGGTTTATTCCAAGATCCTAATTATAAACCAACAGCCAAAAGTACTGAAGAAAATATGTTCCTATCTTACAAAACTAATAGTAATAATGTGGTTGATGTTATATCAGCTATTATTTTAAACTTGATAAATGAGAATATGACTAATAAACCATTAGAACAAACTGTTGTTGATACAATTTATTATTTACAATTATTAGCAGGACAAACAGTAACCAAAACTAGATTAGATTCAATTGATAATATAGCAACTCACAAAATTATAACCAGAGCTGTACCAGTTGATATAGAATATGTAAATCAACAACCAAGTTTTTATTCAGTAACTAATGTTGAAGATAACGCTACTGACCCTACTGATAAGGGGAAACTAGTGGTATCCCATTTATTAGGTTTGTTCTATGAAGGTTATTTGATGAATACACCTACTCCACCAACTAATATGCCGATTAGATTTGAAGATGGTAATACAAATAAAAACTTCAGATTATCTGGTGCTGCAACCCATGCTCTAACAGGTGACAATTTATCAGCTAATCAAACACCTTTCCCATTAAATTATCTACTTTTAAATGGTGCTCTAACAGCCAATTCCAAATACAATTATTATACTTTAAATGATGGTGTCAACGGATTTGTTTTAAGATTACCAACTAATGAAACATTATATTTAACATTAGCTAATAGAATTATTAACTTGCAAACAAAAATTAATCAGTTATTAAATAATCCAAAAGATAGTGTTCAATTTATTATTAATGATATTTTATCAGGTTCAACATCAAGCATCAAATCATTATTTACTAAATTATATCCTCAATTGGTTTATTTGTCTCAACAATTAAGTAATTCTATTGAATATATTAATATTTTATCTAAACAAATTTCTAAAAATGCTTTTTGGAAAACAATTGATGATGACGAAAAATTAAAAGAAAAAGAGCTTTCTACATTTAATTTTATTGAGTTAGCTCAAGGACTAAACACAATTAACTCCAATTATTATTTGTACTATTATTTGTTCTCTCCAGATAAATTGGTTAGATTAAGCAGGTTCAATTATTATCAAATACCAATTACTAAACCACAACCATATGTATACTATGAAGACACAACTGCCACATCAGTACCATTGGTTGATATAGTTGATGGTAAAAAAATTAAAGCAATTACTCCTGCTATACCATCACCTTCTGATACACCCGAACCGAATGCCAAATCAGGTTTAATTAAAAGATTTTATGTTGGACAATATTCTAGAATTATTCAAGATTATTCAAAAGGTAACTTTAATACAATTCAAGTAGTAGAAAACAAATCATTAGATAGACTAAAAACTAGTAAATTACCTCCTTCGTTATATAACTCTTTAACTCAATTTTATCAATTAGTATTAATAGAACTCATTAAAAGAATTACTAAACAAATATATTCAAAAGAAAGTGCTAGTGTTGCGGGAAATGAAACAGAATTGTACACTAAAATGGAAAATTATGTAAAGAGTTTAGGGATTAATGTTCAAAATTATAGAATGATGATTTATCATATAATAACCAAAATTGTACAAGAATTAATTAAGGAACAAACTAATATTTATATTCAAAATGCGGTTACTAAAAATTATCAAGATTTTATTTCTAAGGATCCTGCCTTAGTTGCCAAAGCAAGTTCATTAAGTACAACCTTGGATGGAGTTAAATTATTTGAAACCAAAGATATGACAATTAATTTAACCAATACTAGTGTTACATTTGACTTGTCAGCTGCAACAGATAAACATCTTACCAATTTATATTCTTTAGTTATTAAACCAACAAAATCAGATTCATTTGTTTTATATCCTAATGATTTAACAAATATAAATAAATTAAGAATTAAATATGGGGTGGTAGTTAAAGATGAAATAGTTGAGTCTTTGTTAAAACATAGAGGTTCCCCTTACTTGGTAAATAGTGAAGGTAATACCAGTATTTATCCTATCATTAAGAATTATAATTATAAATTAGTTAGCAAACTTAAAAATTTAGGAATTGATTTTAGAGAGTTTAATGGAGAATCCCCTATAAAATATATATTAAATGAAATAAAAAACAATATGGATAAATTTTTAGCTAATTATAATTTGGAAACCAAACCATTATCTCAATTATTAGATAATGTTGATAATTACTTGTATAATGATGTTAAATCAATGATTTTATCTAATGAATCATTTGGTAACAATATATTATTATATTTACCTGAATCATTCCATATTTCAACTTACATTGGGTTACAATTTTTATCAGAACATTTGATTAATACCAATACTAAATTTACAATAAATAATGCAATTGAATTATTTGATTTAGCCAAAATAAAGATTGATGATATTAATAAAAATTATTTGGGTGAAAATTTGGATAAGTTTAATATTTACAAAGATATTAATCACTTTATTGCTGAACAAATTCTCAAGGACAAAATCAATGAGTATAATGAATTAAAAGATAAATTTGATAAAATGGAACAAAATCAAAAGAAATTATTTACAGATGGTAAAGCTCCATTAGCTAAAAAAATTACAAACTCTACTGAATATATTACAACACAGAATAAATTGAAAAAATTACAAGATGACTCTATAAGTCCAGCTACAGGAGAAATTCCACAATTAAAATCTATTATAGCCACTAAAACATACATAACAGCTGTGTCAGCATATGATAATAAAATAATCGAAAGATATAATCAAATTAAAGATGCTAATGGGTTAATAATGTATGGATGGTCACAATTATTCAAAACATCTAAACATTCAGACAATTATAACTTATTAATTGTTAAATTATTGGAAAATCAAAAGGAGCTAATAAATAATTCTAATTTAAGCTCACTTGAAAAATTACAACTAATTAATAAAGGTATGGAACACATTGCTTTGATGTGTGAAAATTACTTTGAATCTAAAAAATATACTAGTGAAAATAGAGTGTTAAAATTTATTGAAGATTTACTTGTTTATTTAACAAAATTATGTATTGGTAATGGAATAGAATTAATGATGAGAAGAATTTTATTAACTTATTTTACCAATTCTATGCCTGAACAAAAATTAGATAAAGTAACTGAATTAATTGGATATATAATTGAAGAAAAATTATCTGGTCAAACCAAATCATTATTAGAGTTATTATATAGTGATATTTGCCCCAAATTAGTTAAGAATAGTTCTGGTATTTTTGAAGATAAATCAGAAGAAATGGGACACTATTCACAGACTCCTAAAGAAATCCTTATTAATTACTTCCAACTATTGGAAAATAGCCCTGTTAAACTATCACCAGAAATTATTAATGTATTTAAGGGTGATGTTACCAGATATTTTGATACTTTCATTGGTAAAGCAATATTATTGTGGATGGTGAATATCGAAAATATATTCAAGTACTTTATCAATAATTATAGATGTGTTGAAACTTTGTTGTCTCTTCATTAAATTATAGCTTTAAATAGGAGTTATAAATTTAATTAATTATTAAAATTCATATTGGTTTTAATAAAAAATTAATCTTTTAAATTGGCCTTCTTAAATTCTTCTGGAACAGAAATACTTTGAGAATTCAAATAAGTATCATCATTTCTATTTTGTTCTTCAATAATATTTAAGGTAAAACTATGATTGATATTTCTGAAATTAACTCTGGAACCATCAGGATATACGAATTTAATTGTAAGTTGAGTTAAGGTTGAAATGGGAAAATTTTTGGAATAAATATGTGTGGGGTTTGAAACATATGTATTATATAAAATATCCCCAGGATTACCTGCTAATAATATTTTGGAAAATGCAGATGCTAAATTATTGTTGGAATAAATATATTCAATATCATTAAGATACATAAGTATATAATTATATTTTCCTGACAAGTTTAAGAAACCACTAGAATATGTTAATTCATTACCCACAGTATCTAAATTTATTGAATAGGCATAAGAATCTTTATTGGATACATTAGCACTAAAATTTGTAACTGAATATGGGTCTCCCACATTTAAAAATCCTAAAACACTACCCATCGTATCTGATTTATTAAATAAAAAACTTACTTTGGTTTTAGTTTTAATCTCTATATTTTCTCCACCTGCTGATTCTTCAGTACCTTCAACTAATTCTACTTCTGAAACTTTTCCCAAAATTATATCATAAGTTTGGGTTTCCATTTGGATAGAATAAACAGTATGTTTTTTATTAATGTATTTGGAGTCTAAAATTAATATTTCTGATGAATTACCAGAAGTATTTTTAAAACTTAAAAATCCAGCTTGTGAAATTTCAATAATATCATTTGGTTCAACGATATTAAAAGGATGAGTTATATTCATAATATAATAACGGTCGGAATCAATTTCATCAAATCTCAAAGACAAACAGTTAGGTAATTTAAAAATATTGTAAGGACTAAATGTTATTTTCTGAATATTTGCCTCAAAATTGATATCAAAATAATTATAATTGGGTGATATTACAGTATTTCCTGTTCTTGGAACTTTATTCATTTCAACCTTAAGTTTATCTAATAATGTTTGAGAAGTATAAAATCCTTCCTCTACTTGAACTGAATAAATTGTTTCACCATCCTCTATATTTTTCCAATATAATTTATCATTGGTATTTTTCTGAATTGATAAATCCACATATGGAAATTCACTACTGTATAATTCAATACTAATAACATTGTTAAAACTCTTTTTCAAATTAATAACATAGTTATCTGCATCTGGATACCCATCAATTGAATTAATAATTTTCATTACTTGTACTGTTTTACCTCCACCCGAAATATTACCATATGATGAATAGTTTAGTTGAATTTGAAATCTATTTTGGTCGAGTATATTTAACACAGAATAATTACTTTGATAGTTATAATTATTAATTGGATAATTTGAATTAAAATAACCTAATTTAATACCTCCGATATGCATGTATGATATTTTGAAAACTTGTTTCAAATAAATAATGGGTTCTTGGGTCGTAATATATTCATTTGGTAATTCAATAAAAAGTAAATTTTCATTTAACCATTTTGTTTTATTTTCAGTTGTACTAAATACCATATTTAAAAATGTGATATATGATGTAATTACCTCAGAATAAGTATCGGGAATATCCCCGTATGTTAAACACTTTTTTATTCCTAAAATACTATTTAATGGTATATTTTGTATCATATTGGATTCTGTTTGAGAACCAGATATTTCAATATTAATATATAATTCATCCGTAGTCAATTTATAATTTACTGGAATACCATGATTTTCAAAATAAATAATTAGGTATTTAAAATTTTTTATCAAATAAAGTGTATTAATTAAAGTTTTAGTAATCCCTTCAATATTTTGTATTACTATATTATCTCCAACCTGTAAACCATGATTAGGATAATTAAAAGTTGCAATATTGCTTTGCTTTGTTAATATTAATGGATTGGCAGGTAAAATTTGATTATCTGTTCTACAAATATTTTTTGGGTATAAATTTCTAAAACTACTATCAATATTTAATAATGTGGATTTTAAAATTTTATTTTTAGACATTATATTTATAATTATTATTTTTTTTTATCTATTTTTTGATAATTTTTTCCATAAATAAAATATCATAAAAAATGATAATATAAAAACTCCTGATAATAATTTCCATTCTCTTTTAACCATTTTAATAATTTCTAATGTGTTTGTATCTGATGAATCAATCATTAAATAGACTAATTCTTTTTTAAATAAACAACTTATAATATCTTTGGTTAAATAAGATTGTGCAAATAATTTAATATTATCAATATCTTTATTATTTAATGTTTTTGGAATAAATTTATTTAATTTTACACCTTTGCACATTTAAAACGCCGATTTAACGACAAAAAAATATACAAAAATATAAAAATTTGGTTATAACCTGTCGTGGAACAGGTATGAAGTCTTAACAACTACGACAAAATATGTCTGGTCTTTTACCAGTGTTAAATATAGATTTAACTATTTTTAACATATTTTGCACAGCGTTTTTATCTCTGTTATGGAATATTTCGCTTTTATGCTTAATAGATTGACATCTCAATATTCCATGACATAAGTCTGTTTCGCCTTTTCTTTTTGGTTTTTTGCTTGGCTTTTCTAAAAACTTTTCTATTTCTTCATTACAACAATTACAAAGTTTTGATGTTCTAAATTCATTTACTAAATATGTTTTATAACCTGCATTTCTAAATATTCTTCTAAACTTTTTACATATTGTTGGTTCCTTTCCTTTCATATTATTATCACCTTTATCATAATCACCAACAACTAAAATAGTTTTATTAGGCTTACCATATTTATTTTCAAAGTTTTTAATCATCTTACTTTCACTTTTTTGAGTATTTGTAAAAGCATTTAATTTAAATTTTCTAAAAAATGATTTTTCATAATGGGTATAAAGTTGATTATTTATTTTATTCTTTTCAATACAATATAATTTAAACTTTTCATAATTGCAACTTTTAGAATTTAGATTAGATAAACTTGTTTCTAACTCTTTTATTGTTTTGCCATCAATAAATGTTTCTTTATTAAATTTATCAATAATTTTATTGTATTTTTTATTTCTTGTTTCTAACTCATTTTTATCATTATAAGAACCAAAATACAACAAATCGCTGAGACCAGGATCCGCACATACAACCTTCATATTTTTAAGTTCTTGCGTAATATCTGTTTTTTCAATATAATTAATATTTTCTTCTTGACAACATTTTTTATTTTGATATGTTTTTGATAATGGCTTACCATTTACATCTACACGAATAAATAAAATACAAACTGAAATTCCATCAGTTCTTATCATATGACTGAATGTGTATTTTTTACCTTTCTTAAATACTCTATTTGATAAATTAAAAAATTTACTCCATAATTCATTATATTTATTTTCTTTTTTGTATGTTTTTAAATATTCACTTGTTGCTTCATCACCCAAAAAATTACTAATTAAAGCACAAGTATCAATACAAATATTTTTTGGGACTATATTAGTTCTTAATGGTAGAATATTAAATAATCTTATTTGTTTTTCTTCTTTTTCTATTTTAACATTATTAAGTTTTTCTAATTCATTACAAATATAAAACATTGAATGTAAAAAGTATTGTGTATTTGATTTAAGTTCATAATAAATATTATTTTCTTCAAACTTTATTTTATTTGGAAATAATTTAATTCTTTGTTCTATTATCCATTTATGATATTTTTCATTACTTGTTAAAGTATCAAATGAAACTAAATCTTTCTTTACTTTATTCATATCTTCATATAATGCTTTATGTAATTGCTTTCTTAATTCTTTATCTTTATTTACCTTTGTTATTTCATCACGCTGTTTTTTAACATCAAAAATAATATTGACATATTTATTAAGATGATCTATAAAATGTTCTTGAATATTATTATTAATATTTGTAATTATATCAATTGCTTCATATGCTAAAATATAACTTAATTTATCATAATAAAGTGTTTCATCTTTAATAATAGTTTTAGAATAATGTTCTTTATAAAATGTTGTTAAAGTCTTTAATTGTTCTGGCATATTATCATCTCTATAACCTCCAGAATTACATTTTCTTTTTGTAATTACTTTAAAAATATCACAAATAAATTCTTTATCTAATATTGGAAAAGGTTGATTATTATGAAACAAATGAATAAAATATAATTTCAAAAATTGGTAAGAATGCACAACAATTTTATTTGTTCTTGAAACTAACTCATTAATAATAGGATTAATATTAATATCTTTTAGAACATTCTTAATATTATCCTTATTTGTTTTCATAAAATCAAAATTCTCTTCATCTTTTTTCTTTTCTTTAACTTTTGGTTTTGCTTTTTTCATACTCTATATAATATTACTATATATTTTATTTTTAAATAGTTTAACGCATTAAAATTTAATTATGAAAATTAATATAATAATGGAAACACTTATTATTCATATTTCCGGTGCATCAGGTTCTGGTAAAACTACATTAGGTAATAAATTAAAAGAAGAATTTAAGAGTAAAATTGTTGTGAAAGATTTGGATGAATTAAGAGATGAATTTATAAAAGAATTTTATGGTAATAAAAAATGGACTTATATTGATGAAAATAAATATCAATCATATATTGATAGTTATATAAATAAACAAAAAAAACCAATTATTTTTGTTGGTCTAAATGATAATACTGTTTATGGAAAAAATAAAAATTTATATTATAATGTTCATTCACAACATAATTATTATATAGAAATTGATGATATGATAATAGTTAAACAAAAATGTATAAGATTATTAAATGATATACAAACTGATAAAATGGCAATGGAAGATTTAGTTAAAAATAATGAAAAATTTGTAAAAAAATTTACTGATGCAATCAAAATAGAATGTAGTGCAAAACAAACCATAAAACAAAATAATAAATGGAAAAAAGATTATGAAAAACAAGGTTATAAATTTATGTCAAGAGAAAATATTTATAAATCTGTTGTAAGGTTGTTAAATAATAAATTTTCAAAATAAATTAATAAGATTTTTATTTTTTATCTTCCAAACATTCGTGAAAATCTTTTAAGTTTTTATCATAACAATCTCTTATTTTTAATTTTGGTGCAAAAGCACAAATAAACCCTCCATTGTCAAATGCTTTTTTACAGATTTTAAGATCAATATTCTTCTGTATTGCATCAACTAATGGATGTCCTTTGAAAGGGAGTTTAATAAAATTTTTAGGAGCCAATAAAATACCACCAGAACATAATATACTTCTTGGATATGTATCCACATATATACTTTCATGTATTTCTGTTTCTGGTGTAAAATTATCTAATATAACATTTAGAGCACATAAACGATATATATTCTCTAAACGATTGTAAATAGGAAATGCATTTTTAATATCATCATAATATTCACGAAAGAATTGTTGTAAGTATTTTGCATAAGATGGTAATTCATAATATTCATCATCTTTACAACATACTATATTTATTTTTTCTTTTAATTTTTTGAATGTTAATATATAATCTTCCAATGTATATTTAATATCTTCATATGATATTGAAGCACTCATGGTTCTATTTAATTTTTTAAACTCCATATATTCAGCATTAAGTTCTTCTTGTTTATCTTTCAAATTATTGTCTCTAACAAAGTTAGAAATCATATCCATTAATCTCATAAATCCATAATGGAATTCAACATTTAATACTTTGTATGTTCCTTCTATTTCTCTCATACTAATCATATATGTTTCTTGTTTAATATATTCTTCATCTGCACTATTAATAATTATTGCCATCATAAAACGATAAATATATTTCAATAAATGATCAGTTAAATATAATGTATCATAAACAGCTGAATTACTTGCAATTATTGATGGATATACATAACATTTATGATTGCAGAAAGTTCCTTTAAGATGATTTCTCAAATCAATACGCATTTGTTTTATTTTGTTTCCTATAATGAATTCTTCTATTTCAATATCTGGATTTTTTAATTCATGTTGATAATTACCATTATTTAAATTGAATTTATCAAATACATCATATTCATCTGCATCACCAGTAAATATACCATAATCATCTGTTTTTAATGTTGGGAAATTATATGATGCACTAACTTCAAATAATCTCATATAATCATCTTTTGGAATACAAAGATAATTATCTATAATAAATCGTTCAATTTCATTGACTTGTTCCATTTTGTTAATTGACATTATAATATTGATTTAAATTATTTGAATAAATTTAAATCAATTTTTTTATTTATTATCTTCTTTTGCCTTAATTTTGTTCTTCTATTTTGTTATTATTAATCCAAGGACTTATCATTTTTGTAGGTTGAGGTGGTAGATTTTTTATATATTTGTCACCAACAAGTGTATTTGTAATAGTATTTATACCTATTTTAAGATATATACACTCCATATTTAGGTCTTTCCATATCAGCATCTACAACTGAATTTTTGTATAAATATTTTCTTTGATATAAATTAATAAATTCCTTATAAACTTGAATATATAATTCAAAACAACATATTATTTTATTTTTTTCATAATTTTCTTCATCCCATCTGAAATATGATCTATATACATTAAAATTTTCTTTATAATAATCATACAACAAATTTGTATTAATAACTCTTTTACATTTATGACTAACTATTTTAATAGTGTGTAATATATTATTTTTTTCAAATAATCGCATAAAATTTCAAGTTCTAATTCACTGAATATTTGGTATTTTTTAATACGTCCTTCCTTTAATTTTTTTATATTTTGAATAATATGATAAATATTTTTAACCATATGATTTGACCTAAATTCATTTGCCATATAAACTAAAACATTGTTAATAAATTTATAATAAACATAACAATTATTTTTTTTAGATAAATGATATTCTACTTGTCTATCAAATCTTGATAATTTTATTTTATAAAATGTTCCAAATTCATCTTTAAAATTCATGATAGTTATTATTATAATACTTTAATATAAAAACATCTTTAAATATATAAATCAATATTTTTATTTATTATTTTCTTTTTCTTTTAATTTTGCTTTACGATTCAAGTATGCTTGATGTCTCCATTCTTTTAATTTTTCCGGATTAGTTTCTTTTATTTTTTCCATATAATTTTTTGCTTTTTCTTTTACTATTTCACTATTTTTTTCATAATACTTTTTATTCCGTATTGGATTGGTATATGATTTTAGTTTTTCTTCTAATTCATTATTTTTATTTTTAAGTTCTTCTATTACAAGTTTTAATTTATCTATTTCTTCATTCATTATATTTACTATAATAATATTATAACATAATTTTAAATATTTTATATCATAATATTAAGTATAAATGACATCAAAACATAAAAGTGAGGATTATAAATTATCTGCTGTTGAATATTATTTAGTTGGTGATAAATCACAAATAGAAGTATGTGAAATTTTTAAATGTAGTCCAAGAAGTTTAATGAGATGGGTTGAAAAATATGAAAAAGATGGTGAAATAAAAAGAGAAAATAGAAAACCAGTAGCATATAAAGTTCATAAAGAGCATGTTAAATTTTTATTAGATGAAATCAATAAAAATAAAACCATAACTATGACTGAATTAAAGCATAAATTAAAAGATAAATTTAAGATTGAATTAAGTAGGTTTCATATCAATAGAATTGTTAATGATAATAATATAACATTAAAAATAACAAGAATACGTCATGAACCTGAAAAAAGATTTGGTAAAGAAATAAATATAAATCAAAAATTAAAAGAATTTTATGATGAAATTAAAAAATATAAATTAGAAGATATAATATGTATTGACGAAACATCTATAAGTGGTCTTCAAAAAAGACATCAATGTTATAGTGAATTAGGAAAAAGATGTGTAATAAAAACACAATCACAAGAAGTATTCAAAAAATATACAGGTATATTTGCAATTTCTTATAGTGGAGTATTAGGTTGGGAATTATATGAAAAGGGTGGAATTGATAGTGATAGACTATATGAATTTTTAGAAAAATATATTACTAAAAAATATAAAAATAAGTTAATAATTTTAGATAATGCAAGTAGTCATAGGAATGAAAAAATAAAAGAATTACTAAATAAACATAATAAATTATTATATTCAGTTCCTTATCAACATTTTACAAATAGTATAGAAAATTACTTTAGTATGATGAAATCAAGATTACAAAAATTAGATGGTTTAACACATAAAGAATTAAAAAATAATATAGAAAAAGTCATTAAAGATATACCAAAAGAAAAATATGAGAATATAATTAAAGGAACTTATAATAGAACAAAGAAATATAGTAAGAAACCTTCTAACAGAAGAAAAACATTAAAAAATTATTTATAATTTGCATATTTAAAAAATCGGCGTTTTAAATGTGCAAAGGTGTAAAACACAATTTTTTGTTTGGTTATTAAAAAATGTTAATATTATATCCCTAGCTAAATCATCTCTATCAACAATTTTAAATTTATCTAAAAGTATTTCCGTAATTGGAACAATTTTACTTCTAATATCAGAATATAAATTATTCAAGTCAATTTTAATTCTGTATTCATTATCTAATGTTTCAATTTCTTCCAAATGCTTATTAACTAAAGGATAAATGATAGGATATAAAGTATCATTTATTATTCCATTGGCTACTTCAAGGTTCATATATTATAAATAAATAGAAATTTATATATAATGGGTCTATTTTATATATTTCTTTAACTAAAAAAAATTGATAAATATATTTAAAAATATATTCAACCCTATTATCAATGCCCAAAACAAAGTCTGATACAGAAACTATTAAAACCGATGCTGAAAAGTACGACAAAAAGACCCCTAGAGAACATGTATTACTTCGTCCCGATACTTATGTAGGAGACATTGAACCCACCACTGAAAGTATGTGGGTTTATGATTCTGAAATGGGATGTATGGAAAAGAAGAGTATTACATATACTCCTGGTTTTCTTAAAATATTCGATGAAGTTCTTGTCAATGCTCGTGATGCTGCAGTAAATGATTCCACATGTGACACAATTAAAGTCGAATATAATATTGATGAAGGGTATATTAGTGTATGGAATAATGGTGATGTTGGTATTCCAGTAGAAGAACATCCCACTCATAAAATGCTCGTTCCCACTATGATTTTTGGTGAATTACTTACCAGTTCAAATTATAATGATGATGAAGAAAGAACAACCGGTGGCCGTAATGGTCTGGGTGCAAAGTTGGCATCAATTTTTGCATCTAAATTTATTGTCGAAGTAGATGATGCTAAACGTGGAAAACGATTTAAACAAGAATGGACTGACAATATGTTGAATGTAGGAAAAGCTGAAGTAACCAAACTACCTGCTAAAACCAGGAGTTCAGTTAAGATTACCTTTTATCCAGATTTTAAACGATTTGGTATTAAGAGTTTGAAAAATGATCATCAAGCATTATTCCATCGTAGAACTATTGATATTGCTGGTACATCTAATAATAAACTCAAAGTATTTTTCAATGAACAAAAGGTAGATATTAATAATTTCAAATCATATATTGAAATGTATTTCCCTGCTAGTGAAATGGAACTTTATTATTACCAACAAGACAGATGGACTGTAGGTGTTTATTACAAACAAGATTCTGGTAATGAAGTGGTAAGTTTTGTCAATTCAATTAATACTTATCGTGGTGGCACTCATTGCTCTCATGTAATTGATAATATTGTTAAAACTCTAATCAATGATTACATTAAAAAGAAGGATAAAGATATTAAAGTAACCCCTACATTATTAAAGGAAAATCTTATCTTCTTTATTAATTCTATTATCATCAATCCAGCATTTAGTTCCCAAACCAAAGATACCCTAACAAGTAAGGTTGATAAATTTGGTTCCAAATATGAACCAACACCTGCATTTATGAAAAAACTTGCCAAATGTGGTATTGTGGAACAAGTTATTGAGTTAGCCAAATTTAAAGAAAATGCTGGACTCAAGAAAACCGATGGTAAGAAACAAGTTAAAATTTCTGGAATTCCCAAGTTAGAAGATGCTAATAAGGCCGGTACAAAGGAATCAAACAAGTGTACTTTGATTCTTACAGAAGGAGATTCCGCAAAAGCAACTGCTATGGCAGGGTTGTCAGTAGTTGGTCGTGATTATTGGGGAGTATTCCCACTTAAGGGTAAGTTGCTCAACGTAAGAGAAGCTGGTGCTGCTCAACTACTTGCTAATGAAGAAATCAAAAACCTTAAAATGATTATTGGTCTCAAACAAGGAGAAGATTATACATCAGATGATAAATTTAATACCCTAAGATATGGACATGTACTCCTTTTGACCGATCAGGACGTTGATGGGTCTCACATTAAGGGCTTGTTTATCAATATGCTTCATAGTCTTTGGCCATCACTTGTCAAACGAGAAAATTTTGTTCAAAGTTTGAATACTCCTATTGTAAAAGCAACTAAAGGAAAAGATACTATTACCTTTTATAATTTGACTGATTATGATAAATGGAGAGAATCAGATGAATCCAATGGTTACAAGGTCAAATACTATAAGGGTCTTGGTACATCTACCTCACAAGAAGCCAAGGAATATTTTGAAGACATTAATACCAAATTGATTAATTACTTTTGGGAAAATGTAGAAAAAGAAGTTAAGGCCAAGTTTTCTGATTCTGATAAACCAGGTTCAGATAAAAATAAGAAAGCAAAAGTAGAAAAACAAGAAGAATCAGACGATGAGTCAGAAGCTGATTCTGATGAAGAGGATAATCCAGATGTTTTTATTCCTATTCATGATGACGATGATGCTATTAGACTGGCTTTTGCAAAAGAACGTGCAGATGACCGTAAGAAATGGCTCATGTCTTATGATAAAAATAAGACTCTCAAATATGAACAAAAGACAATTCCATATTATGACTTTATTCATTTGGACTTGATTCACTTTTCTAACGATGACTTGATTCGTTCTATTCCTTCAGTTGTTGACGGTCTCAAGCCATCTCAAAGGAAGATTCTTTATGGTGCTTTCCTAAGAGGTTTAGATAAAGATGAAGTCAAGGTAGCACAGTTAGCTGGTTTTGTGTCTGATAAAGCTGCGTATCATCATGGTGAAGCATCTCTAATGGGTGCTATCATTGGTATGGCACAAAACTTTGTTGGTTCAAACAACATCAATATTCTGATGCCAAATGGTCAGTTCGGAACTAGATTAAAGGGTGGCTCAGATGCAGCCTCATCCCGTTATATCTGGACTAAACTTGAAGAATTAACACCATTAATTTTCAATCCAATGGATTCTCCTGTGCTAAATCAACAAGATGATGACGGAATGCCGATTGAACCTGAATTTTATGCTCCAATTATTCCTATGATTCTGGTTAATGGTGCTCAAGGTATCGGTACTGGTTTCTCAACTAAAGTACCACCTTATAATCCTTCTGAAATTATTTCTAATCTTAAGAACATTATAAATGGTAAATCATTCAATCCTATGGACCCATGGTGGCAAGGATTTGAAGGTGTTGTTAGTAAGATTGATGATTTCAATTATGAAATTTATGGTACTTGGACACAGGATGATGATAAACTGATTGTAACCGAGTTACCGGTTGGTGAATGGACCAGTACTTACAAAGAATATTTGGAAAAACTACTTGATGATGCTCCAATTCGTGGCAAACCAGATGATAAGAAAGCCAAGAAAAAACCTAAGAAAGAAAAAGAAAATCCATTCCTTAGCTACAAAGATAATAACACTGATACTAAGGTTCACTTTGAATTATCATTTGAAGATGGTTATTTGGATACTGCCAAGGACGTTGACAAATTATTCCATTTGTACAAAAAGTATTCTATTGCTAACATGCACTTGTATGGGCCTGAAGGTCATATTAAACGATATGATTCGGTTGAAGATATTATGAGAGATTACTATCAAGTAAGACTTGAAATGTATCAAAAACGTAAGGATTATCAACTTGGTATTCTCGAGCACCAACTCAAAGTTATTAGCTATAAAGTTAAATTCATTTTGATGGTGGTTGAAAAGAAATTAGAAATCAATAATAAGAAGAAACAAGAGATTGAAGAAAAACTGGAAAAACATAAATTCCCCAAACTTGGTAAATCAAATGAGGATACTAAAGTTTCTTACGATTATCTACTTTCCATGCCTATTTATAACTTGACTCAAGAAAAGATTGAGGAATTAAAACAACAACAGGATGAAAAACAAGCCGAATATGATGATTTGGATGGTAAAACTCCCCAAGACATTTGGTTAGGAGAACTTGATGTTCTAGAAGCTAAATATGAAAAATGGTATTCAAAGAAGGTTCAAGAAGCTAAAGAATCTGTAGGTAAAAAGAAATCCAAGAAATCCAAAAAATAAATTATTTTCTATAAATTATATATATGAGTAATATTATAAATTTTGATGTTTATTATGAAAAATATTTAAAATATAAAACAAAATATCTCAAATTGAAAGAACTATTAGGTGGGGTTGATCCAACTCAATTCAATAATAATTCAATTGTGTCTAGAGAAAAGTTATTTGATATAATTTCTAATTTATTAGCAGACATAATTATTTATGCAATATGTGATATACATCAATTATTGCTTAATGATGAAGAAATAAATATTCTTGAAAACTATATTAATTTGGGATTTTGGCGGGACAATATTCAAGTTAAATCTAATTTTAGAGATACAATTAAACAACTATTATTAGACATGATTCAAAGAGAAGAAATTGAAATAAATACAATCGGTTATGAAAATGTAAAATTGTGGCAATTTAAAATTAAAAAGGAACATTTTAGAGAAGATTCAATAGTAGATTTTTTAGATGATAAGTCTAATATTCACATTAGTTTTGTTATGTTACAAGAAGAATTAAAAGATTCTAAAGGACGTCCTATTTATCATGAAGGGAAAAAACTCTATAAAGATTTTGAAATAAATTATAAGCTTGATATTCACTTGCTCCAATAGCCCTATTTTTAACATAATTTTGATCGTATCCACACGTACAATCCAAAAATAATAAGTTTGTCATATAATAAAAGTAGATAAAAAAATATTTTCTTAATTATATAAATACATAAATGACTAAAAAATATTTAAGGCTTGGGTTTACAGAATGTTCTCTTTTATTTGTATACTGGTTAAATGTATATAAAAATATTAATTCTAAAGATTTAGATAATAGTAAAAGAGATTTAATAAAATGGTTATATACAACATCAGGATATTATGATAAAACACAAATTGGAAATTATTTTAACGTAAATCATGAAAAAGAACCAGAAATATATAAAACATATATGGAAAAATTGATAAAATACATTAAAGATTGTGATAATTACATTTTAGCTCTTCATAGATTTGAAAAAGATAAAGAAGATTATATCAATGAATTTAAAATGTTCTTAAATCCTAAAAGCATGTTAAGTGTAAATCAAAATTTTGTATTTGATTATATAAAAAATCAAAAAATACTTGTTATATCTCCTTTTTCACCATTAATTAAATTACAAATAGACAACGGAAATTGTAAAAAAATCTATCCAAATACCCCAGATATTCAAAAAACACTAATATATAAATTTCCATATACTTTTTTTAATAATGGTCCGGACAACAACATTTTAGAAACAAATGAAAAAATTTTTAACGATATCATAAAAACTGTAGAAAATGATTATGATAATGTAATAATAAGTTGTGGTGCTTATAGTTGTATTTTAGCTGAAAAATTTACAGAAATAAATAAAAATGTATTGACTGTTGGTGGAGATTTACAAACATTTTTTGGAATTTTAAATGGGCGAACTAAAGAATATTATAAAAAAAATAATATTGAATTAAATAATAAAGATTGTTGGATATTAGAAATAGATAATGAGTATAAACCAGAAGGATATATGAAAATAGAAAATTTTAAATGGTATATCAACAAGTGGAAAAACTTCACAGATGATTATGAATTACATAAAAAGTAAAGAAGAAAATATAACAACATATAATTTTTTGAATAAAGATTTATATCAAAAATTTGACATGACATATGGTTTATGGACATCAAGAAATCCAGATATTTATGTAAAATATGACTATTTATTAAATGAATCCGAAATTATAGAAAAAATAAATGAATTAATAAATAATAATTTGAATAATCCAATAAATTTGTATTTAGATGAATTTTATAGTTATAGTGATAAATTATTGAATGAAATAATAAAATATAAAAATAATAATAATGTAATGTTGAATTTGAGTAACACAAATACGAATCAATTAAAATTTTTTGATGATAATTTAATAAACTATACTTTAGTTGTATTGAAAGCAAAATGTTTAAATTGTAATGATTGGGCTTTGAAAATATGTCCAAGATATACTGATTTTTCAATTGAAATTTATTGTGATTTTTGTTATGAAAATAAAAAAAAAGAAATTATAAATGATATTTATAATAGCTTATCCACATATAAACTTATGCCACAAAATACATTATATCAACCTTTTTTTTGTGATAAAGAAAACAAAAGCCTAATATTATTAGAAAAATTTAGAAATTTTAATATTTTAAGAACTGATAATGATGAAAGAGTAAATATATTTAAACAAAATTTTAAAAATGATTATGTTTCATATTTTGACCTCGGATGTAACACAGGATATTTATGTGATTATGCTTCTGAACTTGGTTTTATAAATGTAAACGGTATAGACATTTGTAGTACATTAATTGATATATGTATTAAGAAAAGTCAATACATATTGCAAAATCAAACAACTTATTATTGTGATGATTTATATAATTTTTTTAAAAATAATAAACAAAATTATGATGTGATTTCTGCTTATTCTGTAATACAGTGGATTATGATACAAAAAGGAGATGAATATGGAATTGAATTAATAAATATTTTAGCTGACATCACGAATAAAGTTTTAATTATTGAAATAGGAGATTATACTGAATTACATTATGATAAATTAAAAGAAAAAATTTCTACAAAATGGTTAATAGAATTAATTAAAAATAAATTTAAAAATTATAATGTTTATGACAAAAACACTTATAAATTAAAAAGAGATATAATATATTTTTATAAATAGTTATAGATATTTAGATATCTTTACCCAACTTTTACCATCACCATAAGGACATACAGCATTTACTTTATGATTTATCATCATATCATCCACTAGTTGTTCTAATTTTTCTGGCTCCTCGCACATAAAACTGTGAACGCCAATACTTTCTGGTCTTTCAGTAGTTTTTCTACATACTATAATTTTTTTATTTAGAAAACTACATTCTTCTTGTAATCCACCACTGTCACTTATAACAAATTTACATTTTTTAATATATTCTATCATATTAGAATGTTGCATTGGTTCAACTACTTTGACCTTTTTGAATATGTGTTTATGTTTTTGTACATTTGGATTAGGGTGTATAGGTATCATAAATTCTATTTCTGGATATTTATTAGCTAATTTTTCTATTTCTTCAAACCATTTATCCATTAATTCGTGGTTATCTCTACGATGCATAGTAATTAATACTTGATTGCCATATTCACAACCAGATTTATCAATATTATCTAAACCAGTATTTCCTACCACATAAATTTTACCATAAATATTTTCTTTTTCTAAATTTTGTTTGTTAAATGCTGTTGGACATAAATGAATATCAGCTAATCTTGAAATAACCTGCCTGTTCATTTCCTCTGGAAAAGGATCTTTTAAATCACCTGATCTTAAGCCTGCTTCCAAATGAATTATTTTTTTACCATGATTAAAAGCTGATAATGCAATACCGCAAGCTGTTGTTGTATCTCCTTGAACTAAAACATATTCAATGTTATCAAATATATGTGAATGTTTAAAAATATTTGTCATTATATTATTTAATCTATTAATTGAAAGATTATCATCCATTTCAAGTTCAAAATCTACTTTTACATTTTTTAATAGATCTTTATGTTGACCTGTAAAACAAGTTTTAATATTTGGTAAATTTTCAATGATTGATTTAATTTTAATATATTCCGGTCTAGTACCAAAACAAACTAATATATGACTCATTATGTTATAATAATAATTATTTTTTATATCCTTTAATAATGTGCGGAATTATCGCAGGGATTTCTAGTCAATTATTAGACCTCATTATAATGATATATACTGGCTTATTAATGATTCAAAACCGCGGTTATGATTCAGCTGGGTTGTGTTCAATTAATTCTGATAATAATTTAGTTTTAAAAAAAATAGCATCTACATCAACAACTAATGCAATTGATAAACTAAAAGATTATTTAGAAATATTCAAAGACCACCAAATTATTATGGGTCATACTAGATGGGCTACACATGGGATAAAAACTGATAATAATGCTCATCCCCATTTAGATTATTACAATAACTTTTCATTAGTTCATAATGGTATAATAGAAAATTATATGGAATTAAAAAATTTTTTATTGAATAAAGGATTTAAATTTTCTTCAGAAACTGATTCTGAAATAATCGTAAATTTAATATCATATTATTATAATTTAAATAACAATGTAATTGATTCCATTAATAATGCACTTCTTGAAATAAAAGGAACCTATGCACTTGTTATAATGTGTGTTAAAGAACCAAATACACTATATTGTATAAGAAAAGGTTCACCATTATTAATTAGTTATAATGAAAATTATGCATTGGTCGCTTCAGAAAAAAGTGGATTTT